GACCAGGCATCTTCAAGAGAGTATTTACTATCTGATAGTCTATTGGCCTCATCTATGGTGGGCTGAGTAATTTGCAAAAGCCCCTTGGCTCCGGAAAGAGGGTTAACTGCATAAATATCAAAATTACTCTCCACTTTAGCAACTGCCCAAAGCAAATAATCCATATTCCACCGATATATTTTTTCTGCCGGAAATACCGGCAAGGCGTGAAATTCCGGGGCAATCAGCCTCAAAGTAGTTATCAACCAGAGTATTATCACATGAATTGTTTTCATTTTATTTCCCTGCATTTAGTTGTGACAACAAGTTCAACAATCTTCCCCGTCTTCGGGTCAATACAATTCTGCGTGCGGATATTACCATCGTATTCATCACAACTACCATATACCACAAAGGTATGAATAATTAATGTTTCCGGGGCATAATCAACACATACATAACACTTTTCTTCCTCGCATCCGAGAAAAAGCATCAAAATTATAAGTACTAATATCTTTTTCATTTCCTCGTATTTGTAAAATATTTGTCGCAATTAACTAATTCATGTTTAACTATCGCTGGCATTGAAGTAGCATTAAGAATTGTATCAGCACTCACCTCACATACTTCAATATCATAGTTGTAATATGCCCATAATTGGTATAAGGCCAGCTTCTTTCCCATTAGTCCATGCTTATTAGTGATCTCATATACTGCCAATATCCACTCCCCTTCCATCACCGCAAGATCCGCAACGGCCAATAATTTTCCATCAAGGACAAACTGCTTCTCGGTCTCCACATGATAGTTCCGCGAAAACCACTCCGCAAGCAGAATCTTTGCGAAATAATGTTTATATGTTTCAATATGGCGCATCTTCGTTTCTTATTTCAAATTCAATTTCTTTTTCTTCTTCCCGAATAAGCCAGTTAGAGAGGTCGCTGCCGGCACCCTGTTTAAATCTTCCCGTGACTTTATCATAGAATAAATGGACAACATCAGATTTTCCCAGGTGTTTATATTTAATTTTCTGGATATGCACATCTACCTCATCCTGAAGGATATTCTGCTCATCGGCCTTGCGATCAATAGTAAACCCATAATCCGGCTTGTTGAAAAAGTGTGCCGACCCGGAAATGTTATAAAGTGAGGGAATCTCCCCCTTTCCCATCTTAGTCGGGTGCGCCACAAGAAATATTAAAAGATTGCTAAACTTCGCCAGGTTGATTATTTCATCCAGAGCCCTGCTGATATATCTTGTTTCGCTATCTGAAAACTGGTGATCTATTTTATTCCACGGATCAATAACTAATATTTTAATCCCGCGGGTCTTAACTAATATTTTTGCAGCTGTGAGTATGGTGGAGAGTTTCAAGTCTTCCTCATTTAAGATATAGAAGAAATTTTCCCGGATATATTCATAGGCCATGTCATATTCAACATTGTTTGATTTGCCTTTTTTAAATTCTTTCCCGATGATCTTCTCATAGAGTTTTGCATAATGATATTTCAGCGGGTAGTTTTCAGGGGTAAAATATGCAGCCTTCCATCCATAAAGAATATTAAGCCTGGTAACGAGGAAATCCACAAATTCGCTCTTCCCACTTGAAGGGATGCCGGTTACCATACAGAGCCTGCCCAACTCCCATGTTATTGAATTGTCCAATTTATCAAGTCCGATTTTAACACCTGGCTTTATACCCTCTTCATAGAGATTATATATTTCTGCGGCAATATTATCTACTGAAACAATACCCTTTAACGGCACCGGCTGGGCATTGGGAATTAGGTCATGGAAATCCGGGCCATACTTACAAAGAAACTCATTAGCATCTTTACAATCTTTAAAATTAATCAGATAACATCTCTCAGCTCCCAGCCTGCGGATAAGTTCATCTCGAAGTTCTATCCCCCGGGTATCAGAATCAGTTGCAAGGTATATTTTTTCAATGCCGTTAAATAATTCAATATATGGGTCAAGGTATTCCAACTTATTCCCGGCACCATTAGGCACAGACATAACATTAAAATAACCCTGGGTAATGAAAGAGAGTGTATCTATTTCCCCCTCGGTGATTATTACTTCCTTATATTCCCGCAAAACATCCTGATTGTAGAATATTAGCTCTGCCCCCGCGACAAGTTTAAAAGACTTTTTCGGCCCCCGGTATTTTATGTTGACCAACCTGCCATCGAAGAAATACGGGAAACATATAACCTCAACCTCTTTATTAAATTGAGGCATTGTTTCTATGTCGCTGTATATCCTCATTTTATTGAGGGCTTCTTGCTTTATCATCCTACCCTCAAAATATTTAACTACCTTGTCAGAGAGTTTCGTAATGTTTTTCCACTCCGGCATAACATATTGTTTCTTGTCGAACGGCCGATATTCAAAGAAGGCTGCCTGGCAATTATGACAATAACCACGATTTTTCTCGGCATCCCAGGAAAAACATTTCTCGCCCCGATGCTCCGGCTTCCTTTTTGCCGAACACTCCGGACAAAGATATTTAGCCTGCCCATCCTTCCGGGGGCTGAACTCATATATTTTTCTTGTTATTGCCGACTGAATTTTCATCTTACAACTCTTGGTTTATTTTTAAAATAACTGCCGTCGGCTTTTGTCTTTTCAATTACCCAGTTAAGTATTGCCAGGTAATCACTCTTATATGTTTTACCCTTTGCCCCTTTGTAGTTATTCAGGATCTGAATGAACAAGTCTGCGTTGCCTTGTGTATGTTCGTCACATAATTTCTGGTATTCTTCTTCAGTCAATGAAACATATTCGGCATATTTCTTTTTTTTCGGTTCGCCCTTACCATTACCATTACCATTACCATTACCTATACCTATACCATTACCTATACCATAGGGGCTATTAAGCCCCTTTAATGCCCCTTCAAAGCCCCTTTCTATAAATTCACTAATATCCTCTATGTCAAATTTATGCCGATATATAATAAATCTTTTCAAAATTCCCTGATGTGCTCTGTTATTTTCGGCAAGAGGATAATTCTTTTGATGCTTCAAAAAATTTCTGATATATAGGCAGTCTTTATCTTTAGAAAATATAATGCCCCTATCAAGCCCCTTTAAAGCTCCTTCAATAGTTTTTAATTCTGCCCCGATATCCACAGCCCATCGTTTTAAGTTTATTTCTATGAAGCCGGCAATATCACAATTTTCATAAAGGTAAATAAAAAGAAGCTTTTCTATTGGCTTTAAATTAGCAAACCAGGAATCGGCCCATTTGTCGGTATTTGTGAATCTATATGCCATTTTTATTTCTCCTAAAAAAGACCCCGCCAGTAACATTTGTTTTTCCCGTATTCCTTAGCCTCTTCAGCATGTTGAACAGGACAGAAATAGATTTTACCATTAAAAAAGACCCTGTTAGTCTTTTTCCCAGCCGATACAAGTTCAGCATCTACAATGTAGCAATTATTGCCTTTGTATTTTACTATGATCACAGGATGTTTTATTTTGTAGATAAAGAGCATCCGGTATAATTCATCAGGCCGGATATGATAAATGATCTCTCCGGGGAATATAGGCACTGACCTGTATTCAGGAGCGTAAAGGGATATGGAAAGTGCCAGCGTGAGAATTAATGCTATCAATCGTTTTTTCATGATATAGTTAATTAAGTTAACGCTAAAAAGTAGTTAGCATTCATTTAAAACGATACCGATTCTGATTAAACATTACAGAATCAACTGTACTAATAAATGCCCTCATTTGTTTTTTAGTCAAACCGTTACCCATTCTATGATGTTGGATTGACTTTAAAAACTGAAATTGAGAATCGCTAAAATTGTCTGAATGAACAACAAAATATTCCATTCTTGATTCAAATATTTCTTCAAAAGTCATTAAACGAATGCTAACATCAGGTATATTTAATGCCTGTTTCTGTGCTTCTTGTAAGTTCTGTTTTTTTTTCATGTTTTTATGTATTTTGATAATTAATTGCTTTTAAATCAGGCACTAAACATACCTGTAGCCGTTATGAGACATGTTGAGCGCCGTGACCGATGTGCTATAATTTTAATTTACTGACGTTTACACTCGGCACGTTAGGTTGCATGGCTCGATGCCGTACCCCTGCAAATGCCCTGCACCACGACAACCTAACTGCCGTATAAAATAAATTCTTTCCATCGCTCAGAATTGAATACACATTTGCATCTTTCGTTCTATAATACACAGGGTGTCATTGTGGTCTCCGGAGTGATTAATTACGCACACGTGGACCAATTCAAAACCCCTACTGCGCCCCATTCCGGTAGTGTCGTACCCATAGCTGATTACAAACCCGCCTTCGCTCACTATGTTGGGAAGTTCGGTTTTTATCTTCCTGAGTTCGCTTGTGTACACACCAAAATACTTTTCCCTGCTCTTGCGTAAGTTGTAAGGGGGATCGAAAATAATAGTGTCGAATTTCCATCCCTTTGCCTTCGCCATCAGCACAAACTCAAATGCGTCCATGTGATAATCAGCTGGCATCTCCGGGTTTAAATCAATCCTCGTTTCATCCACCCCCGCCAAGCGTGTTTTCCCTGCAAATAAGTTCAGTGTTCTTCCTTTGCAGTTTTGAATTGTCCACTTCAACAATTGAGGCATCTCAAATGTGTATTTTTTCGGTGGCTGTCGCAAATATGTAAATTCAATTCCCATATGCTCAACTTATTTTATACGGCTTCCGTTATGGTTCATGCTAAGAAACCACACGCTCAACACATTTACTGTCATCGAAATAGCATAAATTCTTTTGAGCTTCTTCGAGAGTTGAGAAGCTATCAGTACAAGCAGCCCCACAACTTGAATTAATCCAAGCATCAACCCACCACCATCGGAATAAAAAATGTTTTTGCTGTATCACATACGATTTTCTTCCGTCCACATTTGTTCGTTCAATAATTCTACATTTTGCCATGATATTTTTATTTTTTAGATTGTCATAATTTTTCCTCGATGATTTCATAGCTTTTGTTTGATTTTAAAACATTAGTATTTATAAGATTGTTGTATTTTAGAACATCTTCTAAATTTATTATTGTATTGTTAATTAAAGAATAATTTATTTTATTTTTAAATTCTAAAATATTTTTTTCAATTTTAGTATTTTTTTCATTTAAAATTGTTATTTTCTCTTTATACTGATTTAATAATAATGCATAAGTGGAATAAATTTTTTGATAATTATCAATTTTTTTTATAGCATAAATAGCTGTAGCATGGTCTAAGTTAAAATATTCCGCTAATTGTCTATAAGATAATATTCTATTAGCAAAATAATCAGATAAATATATTATTATATGCTTTGCTTCAGTAATCTTTCTATTTCTTGATTTAGTATGTAATGTCTCAGGAGAAATATTTTTATCCTCGCAGACTATAACTTCAATATTTCGCATTAAATCCATATCACATAAAATTAATGAGTTGTTTTTCAATCTCTTCATTCGTAATGCCGATGTCTTCAATAATCTTGTCCAGCACTCGGGAGTATAGTTCTTCAAAACGATCCTGGCTCATACTGGAAAAACTAATGCTTTCGGCATCGTAGAATAGTCCTTTCGGTGTTTTATAGATTTTAAAATACCCGGCTTTGATAATAATATACTTCCGGTAAGTCTCGAACGGCATATCCAAAGAGGTATTCGCCCAACCCACGTTGAGGAGGGTAAAGAATTTCCGGTGAAATCCTATATTACGGGGGGTGCGCACCTCAACCTCATATTCGACGCCGAGTTTAAGTTTTTTCTTTTCCTCGTAGTCTGCCGGGTAGAGTGGCACCAGCCCCGTAATAGTATTTTGACAATAGAGTTTCATAATTAGAATACTGGCTCTTCTTCTTTCTTTGTATTTGATTTAAGGAGCTCTATCTGCTTTCCAATTATCTCCGTAGCCCAGTGCGGATCGCCTTTTTGATCTTTCCAAGTCCGGGTAACTATCTTGCCCTGAACAAAGACCAGGTCACCCTTGTTAACGGCCTTTGAAATGAACTCCACAGACTGGAAGAATACAACATTATGCCATTCTGTTTCGGTGACATTTTCTCCGGCTTTGTTTTTGTAGTATTCATTGGTCGCCAGCGAGAATTTAGCCACCGGCTTTTCGGTAATGATTTTGGGCTGATCGCCCACCCTGCCTACTAAGATTACGTAATTCATAATTTCACTTTTTAATAGTTAATTTAACATATCCTTTTCTTTGACTGACTTTTTCATATTGTTTTGCGACCTCCGGCATCTCCTCTTTTAGTTTTTTGGTGTCGATAGATATACTTTCCGAAGGCAGCACCCGGGTAATAATGAGGTCGTCAGTCTCGATTTTCTTTAAATCCTTCTCTTCCATCTTGTCATATATCTGTCGGAAAAGTTCTTCGCGCAGATCGGTAAAATGTTTAAGTTCTGCTTCTATTTCAATGATAGTACTTTCAAGTTGCTTCAATTGAACAAGGGGAAGATCAGTTTTTATCAGAGAAGATTTTTTCTCAAGATAATTTTCTCCCGCAATGTCGCATGCGAGTAATTCAAGAACTTCTTCTTCTGACTTTTTTTCAACGGGCTTAACATCCATTTTATCGCCTCTTAAATGCACGGCATAATAGTTCTTTGGTTCAAATCCATTCTGGCATTTAAAAAGATATGCCGAAATAGATAACTGCCAGCTGACATATTCTTTATCAAGCACTGCTGTTGTTTTGAAATCATAAAGGTTAAATTCTTTATCCACAAAATCTATCATTGTGGCATAATTCTCTCCATCACTGACAAGGTATTCTGATGCAGCGCAAGTGTCAGGATTAAATTCTTTTATTGCTTCTCGAGCTTCCGATGTTTTTGGGCTAAATCCTAAAGTGATAAAATCATTAATTTCCCGATGAACAAGACTTCCATGGTCGGCTGCTCTGTTTAATATCTCCCTGGGAATGCCATCATATTTCCCTGCGAATAATTGCCGTGTAAGAAGACCGGTAACTCCGAGAAGTTCTTTTCCTTCGGGAGTTAAATACTTATGTTCTTCAGGATCAAACTGAATAAGACTATATTTTAATTTCATAATAATTGATTTTTACGTTGTTTTACAATTTCTTTATATTCTTGACGAGTTTTGTCATTCCATCCATTCCAGAGCTCTTGTAGGTCGGCTACTGTCTTACAGTCTTCTATTTGTTTTAGAATGTCTTCTTTTGGCTTTTCAGGGACTTGGGCGTCGGGGTCTCTTGTATCATCAATGCAGAATAGCCCATTAAGAGCATATTTCCGGGCATACGAAGAAGCAGCCCCTGTTATCTGCGCAGCATCCATACCTTTCTTCTGTGCCTCTTCCCGGGCAAGGGCAGACACAGTTATAGACTTGCCTTCTAAATTAGTTAATGTAGCATTTGCTTTTACATAGTAACGTTCACCGATAAGAATTATCTCATCAGTGAGAGTTAAAATGCAAGCTTGTTCAAATAAAAGAGGTTTAACAGCCTCCAGGATATCTTCGGCAGACCGATAATTAAATCCGCCGAATTCATTTCTGTGAGCTTTTGGAGCTCGCAGATTTTTCTGAATTTCAATTAATTCTTTCATAATAGATTTGTTAATTTGATTATATTTTCTACTGTTTCGTTATTCACCTCCATGTATCTTTGGAATAATTCCATAGATTTCCGGAGAGTTTTGACCTCCTCTTCAAGTTCTACAACTCTCTGAGTGAGTGATTTTTCTTCTGGGTCAAAATATACCCCGTAACTTTCAAGTTCTTTCTCCTGAATAATAGATGCAGGAGTGAGTTCGTTAATAATTTTTTTTCATATCTTTATAATTTAGATTTAACAATATAAAAATCTTTGTGGTTTTTATACCAGCATCGCCGGCATATCCACGTTTCTTTACTGGTCTTGATGAAATCTGCTTCACCAGCATAGCACCGGGGGCACTCGTAAATACTATCCTCAGTTAACTCCAGCCTGTCGGGGAAATATAAAATACTATTCATATCATAAGATCATTAATTGTTTTTCCAAATCTTTCCGACAGGTATTTCAATACCTCAGCAGGTGTATCATAAGTTCCCGCAGTCCATCTTTGGATCATATTTTGAGCTGTGTGCTCATTTTTATATAACCCTAATTTTACTATCTCTCTGGCTATCTCTCTCTGGGTGATGTACTCACCCGTGTCGAGATAGTGTCGGAATAAGATTTTTTTAAGGTTTAATTTCATTTTCATATTTTGTGAAATGTTTTCCGTCAACTATTCTTCTTCTTCTATTCCTGGCAGGCAGTCTCCTTGCGAATTAAATATCTTCCCTTCTTCAACATAGAACGTTCCTTCCGTGAGTTTATCCGGAATATTTTGAACGACGGTCAATATAATCTGAATATTGTTTTCGATTGCCCATTTGTCAAGTGCTTGACGGCTATCCTCGTCGAGTGTTTCCCCGTTATCAAGGAAAATAGCTTTGAGTGAAGGTTGCATGGCAGCACATATAGAAAGTGCTATCTTCCAGCCGAGCGATCTTGCCCAGTTCTCACAAAAAATATCTTTATAGAACAGCCCATATTCATTCTCTTTGAGTTCTCGAATTTCCAGCCCCTCAACCGGCATTTTAACTGCTTTAAGTTTTTTAACCTTTGCTTCCCGGAGTTTTTTTATTTCTTCATTCAAATTATCATACTCTGTCTGCTTTTGATTTTTCTTTTTCCTCCATTCGATAAAGTTCGAATAGAGCTGTGCTTTTCTATTTATATCATTTGCCTGGCTTATTTTGCTGTCAATTTCTGCCGTATCTTTGAATTCCGGCAGAGGCAATAAAGAAATTACATCTTCTATCGCCTTTTTTATTCCTGCCAGACCCGTTTTGATGACCGGCTTATCATTATTGTCGTATTTATACTCAATATCCTTCAATATTGATTTGAAAAAGTTTATATCGAATTGTTTTTGTTTTTCTTTTTCGTTGTAGTCGAGTATATCCTGTCTTTCAGCAAGCAAAAAGACTATATCAACTGAATCAACCTTTTCAGGCATCTCAATTTCTCCGAGACTTTTCAGTTCTCGTCCGACAAAAAGCCGTTCGTTTTCCTTTTCTGCAATTTTCCTATTTTCTTCGGAGAAATCAAGATTAAGTATTTCCATTAAAAATTTCAGTTTTTCTTCAGGTTTTTTGTCGAGGAAAACCTGTGGCCGAAAAGTCAGTTTGTTTATCAGGGCATTGAGAAAGTCCTGTGGTTTTTGCGGGCGAAATCCGGACTTTGTCATTATTTCGAGCCGGTTTGTTTTGGTTGTGATAACCCTTTTTATAATGAAGTCATCCAATTCGCCGATTATCACGGCTTTTTCTTTACCATGAGTAATAATGTCCTCGGGTGATCGTTTAAATCCTTCAAAAAGGATTTCAATAGCATCAATTACGGTACTTTTGCCCATTGCATTTTTACCAACTATCTGGGTAAGCCCAGAAGGTTTAAATTTCAGATAGGCGGCTTTAATGAGCCTCAGACCCTCGATCTGAAGCCCAATTAATTTGTAATTTTTTTCCATTTTCATTACTTTTTATTTACGCTCCCATTTTACAGGTCGGGAGCTTCGCCCTTTATTTACTTCTTATATATTCATCAATAATTGGTCTCCATTTTTTCATGGCTTTTATTTTTTATTGTTCAATAGTGTAAAGATACAACACATATTTGTATTCACCAAATTATTTATGTTAAAATTTTTGGTTAAAATGTTAAAAATGTGTTAAAATTTGAGTTGAAGTGTTAAAATTAGCACTTTTATGTACTTTTAAAAAACTAAGAGCTTCTGTTTTTGAAAAAAATTTTCCTAATATAACAGGATTATCTGAAAAGGGCATAAATATTAAAATCCATACACATGGGACATTCATAAGAGCTTTCAGGGGTTAGCTCCAACCTGTCGGGAGTATAGATGACGCTATTCATACCAATAATTGGTTTATAGTTTTATCAAATTTTCCCGACAAAAACTTTAACACTTCTATCGGCGGGTCAGCCTTTCCGGTGATCCACCGTTGCAGCATATTCTGGGCCGAATGCTCGGAGGCATACAGCCCTAATTTCACTATCTCCCGGGCGATCTGAGCCTGGGTGATATACTCGCCGGTATGCAAATAATGCTGGGCGAGAATCTTCCTTAGATTAAGTTTCATAATTCTTCAAATATTGGTTTTATTCACACGAGTTACGCCTTCAAATACTCCCCTTTCAGCGGAATATGTAACGTCCATACCTTCCGGAACTTCTATGAAATCCTCGGGGTTGTCGCCCACGAGACGGCAGAATTCACTCCACTCGAAGGACATCCAATTTTTGATGCCATGATCGACACCGTCTGCAACTAATCTTTCCCAGCACGGGACAATGCAAACTTTCCCGTCTTTTCTTATTAGTGTTTTCATTGTCTTCATTTTTAATTTTTGCCTACTCTCTTATGGGTTTTCGGCTTCCCCCTCTAATCTTTTTATTTAAAATCTGATTTTTATTCAACTTCCCATGCTTCGGAAAATTCTTCTTCAGCGAATAGCTCGGCGAGGCCTGTTATTTGTTTAAGCCTTAAAACTTCATCGGCGTCCATACCAAGCTCTTTCGCTATTCTTTCATCGCTCCAATTTCGACGTGATAATTCAACAACAATGTCGCTCATAGCTTGTATTTGATGTTTCCCTCTTGCTCTATTGTGTCTTATGGTAGATGCGATACGATCACATCTATCTGTTCGGTTTTCGTTTATAATAACAACTGGCAGGTGAGTTAAGCCTAATTTTTTGCCCACTAAATGCCGATGGAACCCGTCAACAACCTCATAACCATATTCAACCTCCCATACAACTATTGGCTGAGTAAAACCATCTTCTTTAATGGACAATTCTAATAACTTCATTTCAGGTGGTGCCACTTTATTGGGATTATAATCATTCCCAAATACTTTTTCAGTCGGCACCCATTTGACAAAAGAAACCGGATGATTTTTAGTCCAATTTAGAACATCATTTTCCATTGCTGCCTCCTTTTTTTCATGATTTTTAAATATCTTTCATATGCTTCTGCTTTAGTTTGTGTAAAAGAAAGTCCTTTGCACCAATAATCGTTCCTTAATAATGCTTTACATATTCTTCTCCATGATGGCGTTTTTTTATGGGCCTCTTCATCTATAGAGGCTTCATCGGGTATTCCGTTTGGATAACCTCTTTCTTCCCACCATTTAAGAAATACAGAAATTTTATTTTCAAAATGGACTTTAGTTTTCATAGGCATTGATTCCAATAATAATTTGGCGAAAGATTGCCATGTAGACCCTTCTGGTTTAAATATTTTTATCATCCCATTAATATTTCCATGCTCTCCATTAAATAAAGCCCCGCTATTAGCACCATTTACTCTTGCAACCACCCTTCCCCATGTTTCTGGTTCTATAATATGGAACAACCATAGGCCTCGCCTTTGATCATCACCATAAGGTTGACAAATTCTTTGCAAATGGATAGATACTCCGGCTTTATGCATTAAATCATAAAGTTTATTATATGGTTTATAAAACTTCCCATGATATCGCCATATATCTTGTGTTTTCCAATCGTAAATTGGGTATACATTATAAACATATCCACCGCCCCATGTAGTCCATTGTTTATTTTCAAATTTTGATTTTTCAGCGGCTATCGTCCTATAACGATTCAGGCTCTCATCTGAACGAATCCCGACAAAACAAGCAGTTAGTTTCCCATTGGAATACCATTCCCCAAACTTGGGCACAAATTCCTCAAATTCCATTCCTCTATAAAAAAAAGGGAAATCCTCATTTTGTTTTGCGATTGCTGGCATTGGCCTGATCCATTTATCAGTTTTTGTTCTATCCCATGCAATCCATTTAGGTTCAAATACCGAAACTGCATTTCTCAATGCTATCTCGAGACAACACCAGAAAGGTTCGATATTGTCTTTATAAAGATTAAATATATTTGCTATGTGATCAATTGTTAATTTATATTGACCTTCAAGATCAATAAATAGAACACCAATCTTTCTGTTCCGTTTCATCGCCTCTTCCATGACTAAATGAAGCATGACAGTACTGTCTTTCCCCCCAGAGAAAGAAACATATATTTTAGGGAAATTATCAAATACATATTTAATCCTCTGTTTTGCCGCAGAAAGGACATCTATTCCTAATGATTTTTTAGCCATTGATCTACTTCTTCTTTAGTTAATATTTTAATATTACCTTTTTCATCAACGGTACAAAAATATCGATGATGATTTTTCCAGGAATAGGGTTCTTTTACATCATAAATTTTACCCTCCTCAAGAATATAATATGCATATACACCCCGACTGCCCTTACTATTGGCATTCTTATAATCTTTTTGAAATCCCAGAAATTTTCTTTCATATTTATATTTAGGATGAAAACCTATGATTTCGGCAACAAAATAAGAATGGGACATTTTCCCAAAAGTGGATTCTGCGATATTCTTACCACATAGTTGAGATGTTACATTTTTCCAATGTCTAAGAGTTTGATCAACATCGTCTCCAATACATTCTAATTTTAATGTAGCTTTCATGCCAAGAATATTTTATCACCTTTTAATTCTTCTGCTTCTGTCAGCCAGTAATTATCGCTGTAATATTTTTGCCAGGTAGCGCCCAATGGCGGACAATTAAGCTTTTCTCCAATCTCTAATCTCTCATATCGATAATATTTAGGCCGTTTAAAAGATATTGAAATATTTTTTTTGCCTGTGAAAAAATCATCTTCAAATAAAATATCTTTTAGGATGCTTTTCAAACTATTCAATCCCTTTTTTATGTATATATTTTTGAGAATGAAAAATGGATTATCTATTTTTAATTTGTCAGCATAATAAACTTTATTTAATTCTTTTATCTTCTCTTGATATTCTTCAAATGTTGGTTGGTAGTCCTTGCCAAAAAATTCAGATTCTCGCCCTTCATCAATATGCATATATCCAAAAAATGCATGATCATAATATATCCGGCTTCCTTGAAATGGCATATTCAAATAAATTTCATTTCCGCAAACAATAATGGCAGTTATGCCATTATTAAAAATTACCGGTATCGAAATAGTTTTCATTGCGATTTGTTTTTTCGTTGCTTTCATAGCTGTATGTTTTAATTATTGATGTAATGATACAACATATATATGTATTAAAACAATGATTTTTATCATGTTTTTAAAATTTTTTGCATTTTTTTTAAAAAAAGTTGATTTTAAATATTAACCCCGTTTTGTTTGATTTTAGCCATTTTTACCTTTCAGTAGTCAAAAACTATTACTTGCCTGTAAAAATTAATCCTGCGTGTTCCTATAAAGTCGTAGGGGCTGCTTAGCTTATAGAAATAAAAAAGCCCCACCCGAACGGGCAGGGCCAGCCATGAAAACACCAGGCATTAACGCCTCTCCACCCGAACCACCCTCTCAATTGTATCTCCACAATCACTAACTGTCTTATGCTCTATCTCATTGCGGGAGTAGAATTTCAGAAATAAGAATCTCCCCTTCAATTTTCGGAAGTAATAATCAGTTGTCTTATTCTGGTAAACAAAATCGGTCCTGTTAACGGCAAGACTATCGCCAAATAATTTCGCCTCCCCCTGCCATAAGAAACATGGGCCGTTGTCTTTAATCTCCCAGTGGTCTTTCCCCGTAATTTTCACCGGCACTATAATTGTATCGTGTATTTCCTGGGTGATGGTCCTCTCAATTATCTGCGTTACAGTCTTAGGCCTAATTTTCAACTCCCGAAGTGTTTTCTTAAGAGAATCGCCCAATATCCTCAGAAATTCATCCTTAGTATAAATTAACTCTGTCTGCCGGCGATTTTCAGAAAATAGCTGGAGATTATTTTCAAATAGCCTCTCTCTGTCTATCTTCTCCCGGATGTATAACTTATGCAGACGACTATTCTGCCAGGCAAGCAGGGCAAGCAAAACAAGCAATGCCCCGATCAGGTAAATAAATATCTTCTTCATGCTTCCTCTGCGGTAAATTTCGTCATACCCTTGAACAGAGCTATTAACAGGGATGATATCGCAGCACCCCAAAGAGAGAACTCCGCCGATACCGGCTGAAGGGTGACAAAGAAAATGTTGATTGCCGGCAGTACCGTGTAGAGAAGATAATCAGCCACTCTTTTCCATTTGCGGTCAGAAGGCTTGTTCAGATTTTCAATGCTTAGTTTCATAGTTCTATGGATTAAATAATGTTATTTTCTCAAGTGTTGGCACTGGCGCTATATCCAAATGCACCCAATTTACTCCTGCCTCTAATCTTATTGGCACAGGAAGTATTTCCTTATGCTTAATCAGCCATTGTCTTACCTCTTCGGCCACCATGCCCTCGACGTCAAAGTCAAATGCTATGCCCCGAACGTGCGGGGTGCAATAGACTATTCCTGCAGTCGTTTTATCCTTTACGAGCTGACATTGATTGCATCGTAGGCCTCGCTGGGTGAACTCCCCGCCCCACTTCCAGTTATTAATTATCATACGCTTATTAAGCCTTCGGCGGATAATGTCTATTGTCCTCAATGCCCGATCGTCAAAGAAGCTCCAGCTGTTATAACCCCACTTGTCAAACACATGTTTGCAGACAAGCTCTTCAAGTGCGAAATTTTCCGGTAGATAAAACATATTATTTCTTATTAATTGTATCCTTTTTTATCACCACGCCCCGTGTCACAGGCACAATGGGCGTCTCCTTAAACTTGTATTCCAAATACCGCTCCTGCATCCGCTGAAAGTTATCCAGCATCTCAATTCTTTGTTCAGTTCGTTCATACTTCTTGTTTATGCTTGCAAAACCAAAAAATACCCCTGATGCCATAGCCAGAAAAGCAATGACTACTCCAATAGTCTTGAGGTTCTTTTCTCTGTCATTGTCCTGTGCGTCATGAATGGCTTGATGACCTGAAGACCATTTATTAACTTCAGCAAGGCAATCATTTGTTTTGGAGATACTTTCTTTTATCTCCTTAACGTCATCTTTGAGCCCTTGTATCTCGGTAAAAAGTACATTGGAAAATGACTTTGTCATCTTGTCCACATACTCTTCAATTATTTTCCTATCCTCATTTGTCATTGCTGCAATCTTTTAACATCCAACATATTAATGCTATTGCTATGAGCAACCATAAAATTATATGTAACGTCAATGCCCCATTTTAATAAAGTTCAAAAGTTAAACTTGGTTCGGGTTCAATCTCAAATTCTAATGAATTAGTCTCCAAATTAAACTCTAAATTCTCAAGATCAATATAATCCGTTTTCTTTAACGTTACAGTAACACCATCTACTTCTATACCCTCATTATCTTTAACTTTCACAATATAATCCCCCGCCGCCAATCCGGTAAACTCTCCCGATGCCTGCCATGTTGCACCATCATCAATACTGTACTGATATGGAGCTACTCCGCCAGATGCCTGAACGGTTATTGTGCCATTGTTTGACTGAGTTGGATGAGTAAATGATAGAGAGGAAATAATTAATTTCTCAATTAACATAACTAATGATAACGAAGTTGCTACTTCCGGTGATATGTATGTAGTAATGCTTTGATAACCACTTTTTGAATAAACCAATTTATAAGGATAAAAAAACTCTTTGGTGTAATATGCATCCCCATCTCCATCTCCTGTTGGTACTATTTTCATTATCAGCAAATATTCAAGAGACTGCAAACCGTCACTGTCAGTATTCTTATCAAAAATTAATTGATTATTCTTATTGTAGCACTTAACGTTTACTCCGCTAATAGGATTTCCTGCTTTATCTTTTACATAGGTTGTTATGCTATTATAAAATTCAAAGCCCTGACATCCCGAATAAGCACGAAAAGAAAATACAAGTGCATTATAAGAATTAAATTTTGTTCCTATAAATTTACAATCATAAAACTTGGATGGTGGATAATTGATTCCTTGATATCCATCCATACGAATACAATAACTTTGAGAATTATTACTGAAATCAAATGTTCCCCTGTAAAATGTTTGGGCACCATTACGAGGATAATAAGTTAAAGGTATATTACAATTATAATATGATTCATAGATGTCTATATCATTCCACGTACGACACGTTAATGTGAAATTAGTAACTTTTTGATAACTATAATTAGTATTAGTTTGTCTTACCGAAAAAAACTCATTACCAACGGCCTTATCCAAATCAAAAAACCATTCTGCACCAAAAAATAAATAAGACATTTCATCATACTTCGCTAAAAATTTGTTACCATAAAAATAAATCCCATATAATTTATTTACATATCCCATCAGGCTGATATTACAACCGCCAGCAGTAATCCCATTCCCGATAATACCAAATTGCAGAGTAAATGATGAACTTAGATTTCGTATAGTTCCAAACAAAAGATAAAATGTTATTCCTGAAATGGTAAGCGACCCCGTTGTTCCGCTTGTGATATAAATGCCGCCAGCAAAGAAAAAATATTGAGACGGGTCATAGAAAACATTATCTGGTAATATTGCCTTTATCTGATTATAAACGCTTTGCAATGTTTCGCTGCCTGATATATTAATCACAGGAATACCAATATCTCTGTTTGTGAATAAGGACGGTATTGTGCGATTATATCCAATTAAATCAAATTCATAACCCGTTGTTTCAGTGCTAATCAAATAAGACGTTGTTGAAATAAAATCACTTTTTGCCTTTGCCAGGTAATTCCCCGAAACTTTTGTCAGATAAATAGTATATCTTGATGCCCCGGGAACAGCATCCCAAGATATTAATGCACTTTTATTTGTAAAATCGGTTGTAAAACTTATTTCAACGCTTGGAGGTGAAATTATTTCGTTCTCTCTAATAAGATGATCGGTAAAATTCCTTGCCACAACCTTAACATAATAGGTTGTTGATGCAAGCAAACTCCCCCCTGATTGAAGTGTCGCCTGAACATTTGTAGGCCTGCTTAATTGATTAATAGTTACAGCCATTACATATTATCTATTAATCCCTGAATATATTCCTTCCTTCTTAATGCATCAAAATAAGGATGCACTGTTTTCCCCCATTCAATTAATTCTTTATCATCCGGCTTCGTCATCCCTTCAAGCTCTGCCTCCGCCTGTGCAAGTTGCTCCTGTAACTTCTCCACCTCGCTCTTTTCTTTTGGTACGAGCTTCCACTCCATATTCACAGGTGCTGCCTCCAGAAGTATTTTCCCTTCCGGGATTTTAAATGTTCCAGATATTATCTTGTCTGCCATTAGCTTGTGCTTTTAGTTACTATATCCACAAATTCAATATAAAAAGTTTCTGTATTTTTCTGCAAGACTCCCGATTGATACAATCTGAAATCCGCTTTATATCTTCCCAAATCCACAGTTGTATCATTTGCTGATAATGACAATATAGTAATACCATTCACGGGGTCACTATGTGAAGTTATTGTCTTTTTGATTATTGCTGCATCATCATTGTCTGCTTTATCAGTTAATAATTTAACGGCGAATATTACAGTTACTCCTATAAGGTTAAATGCAACTCCATCTTTCTTAAAAGCTATAGTTGCTGAATATGGATTTTTGCGCTGTATTTCAATTGTTGTTGCCATTTTATTTCATCTTTTTTAAATTTTATTCTCCAGCATTCCCATTAGCCCAATCCAATTTAATGGATGTTTCAGATAATCTCCTTAAAACCAAGTTAGAGGGTGTTCTTGTTGACCAATAATTAGTCCAGTTCACCCCGCTGCGGGCTTTGATATGATTCCATGATATCCATTCATCTGCTCTCATAGCTGTTTATTTTAAGATTTCAATTAAGTCAATATTTGCCAAACACTCCCGAACGTTAAACTCCTCTCTTAATGCCACGAATTTCCGAGGGAATCCCACAAACTCCAAATCAATGATGTTATCTTGCGGGTCAAGGTCAATCCTTATGCCGGTAATTGTGTTGTCTTTCCAGTCTGTACCCCCGCTTGTCAGATTCCACATATCGGCAATACATAAGTGCCATTGACCATCTGAAATAAACGCATCCAACGCCTTATAATAACTTGAATGATAACTATGTCCTGCGGTCTTATAAAATACAGTTCTCCCTTCACCGGTAATGACATTAGAATTAACCCGATATTTAATTATCAACCATCGATATTTTAAACCACTGAATGATATATCACGATATATCTGCGGGTCGCTGCCTGATGATGTCTTCCGAACATATAACAAACTATTTTCTTCGTTAAGTGACAATGTGCAATTATAAGTACTCCATGCACTTATATTTTTGATCGGTGTAAATTGCTCATCAACATTCAAAATATCCAGCCAGCAATTCAGATGCCGGTATTGATAACCTTCCCCTTCTCTTATTCTAACAGGCAAGTTCATAATTTTCTGCGCCGGCAGGGCATACTGTGTTTTTAACTCATCAGCGAGATATTCATTTATCTCTTTATAAGTTGTAGGATCATAACGATCATTCCATGATTCAGTTTCTGAGTAAGAAAAATATGCCAACTTTGTCAGAGTATTGCAGGTAATATTAGCTAATCCGCTACTGCCACTAAGCACTATCTTATCTATTCTTGCTGTACCGGCAGCATAATTCTGCAGGTGAGTATAATCACCCGCAAGATCGCCGGAGATATTCGAGAATGAAGGCTGTTCGGTAAATTCCGCAGCCGGATAAGTCGTAAAGACAACGTTATTAGTGCCTCCGGTCAGCTGCACGCCGGCAGCGAGATAATCCGATAAATAAGCTGTGATGAAATTATTAATTGTTGTTTCGATGTCTGTATCAAATGTCATCGTCCTAGTAACTCCGTTGCAGGTGATTTCTCCACTTCCGCTACTGCCGGATATCTCCAGCTGTGCCTCTTCCGGTGTAGCTGGTACATTTGCCTGAACAGTCGAGGGAGTACCTGTAAGATTACCACTGACATTAACTATCGTTGTTGAGCCTGAAAAATCCTGTCCCGGGACAGCGGAAGTGAAATAAATAGTATCTGTCTCCGTGCCTGTGCCCTGAGAGATAATAACATCTCCAGCCAAATAATCCGATGCGTAATTAACCACAAATTTCTCCGCTACATCCGCAAGTGTCTGATTTCTTACCAGCTGCCCCTGAAATTGTTCAATAATATTATATAATTCTGAATCAGTAATATCTCCCAGAATAGTGTCTATCTCGATTTTTCTTCCCTCGATGCTATTTGTTTTCTCAATAGTCTTTTCTGCAATGTTTTCAGCTTCTTCTTTATATTTAATATCATAGTATTTATTTTTCAGTCTAAGATTAATTACGGCATCCCCGGGGGTTGCTTCTATTCTCTGCCACAGGCTTCTCACCCCTTTGCGGTAAGCCATCTTATAAGATGTGGCATATATTTTCAGGTTGCGGTAACAAGCATAAACTGAAGTATTTACATTATACACGCTTCCGGTATAAGTATAAGCACCATATAGATTAATATATAATTGGATTTTGGGATATATACTCGGAACAACTCTTCTGAATTTCTGCCATCCGGAAAATCCTTTATTGATATTGATAAGTCCCGAATAGATAGTACCGAAATATCCCCATGCGTAATTTTCTGTGTTTGCAACAAACAATCCTAAAGTAGTATCTTTAAGGGTTATCCCTATTCTCCCGCAGGCATTGCCAATTAATGAAGATGTCGGATTATATATTGCATATTCAAATTCAAAAACAACATACTCCCCGGGGTTACCGGAAGTATAATCGCCGAATAACTGATATAATCCTGTCACATGATCCGCCGTACTTTTTATCGCCATCCCCTGATCCTCTTCCGGCATTAACTCGCTCATGTGCACAACATTGGCAGCCGTGCCTGTCCTTGTCCAGTAGTCCAGCGTCTTGTTATCAGCATCCCAACTACTTGCTGGCATATCATAGTTATCTATCCAGCTCTCTCTATTTCCGTAATTGAAATTAACTTTGATATTCTTCGCCGGTTGCTCAAATGTTAATACCCCGCCATCTGTTGAGTGCAGATTGGAATCAAGATCAGCTCTATCAATAAATACTTCCGGAGTTATAGATGTACTCGTCTTTGTTGTCTCCCCGGTAAATGTCCTGCCATAAACTGTTTCATTGATTAACTCTGCAGGCCGATAAAATGTCATCTCACCCAAAGATTGAACAAGGGCTGCATTAAGGATTTTCAGAATCTCTGAGAGTACATAATAACAATCTTTCCCCGCGAATACATCCACATTAATCAGTGTCTGGTCGAACATTGAATCTTCTGTATTCTGATTCATATAACGCTCGTAGAGATTGATATATTCTGTAAATGAGGTATAGCCTATCTTCCCCAGGATGTCCAGAACAATCTTACTTATTCTTTTATGCCCGTTGTATGGAGTGCCGTTATCATCGTAGGCTAATTCTTTCAGGTAAGGCAGGGCATCTGTGGCTTTTACCTGTACGAAATACGGGAAATCATCATAAGGCTCCTGATAATCATTCATTACATAACCCAGAAAATAGAGGTTGCTGTTTTTCGTGATATACACTCTACAATAGAGATTACCAGATGAATAGAGTTCCAAAAATCTGAAATGCTGTTTACACTCTATCGAGATTATGGCTGTCTTTGTGGCGATATGATTTAGTTGTTCATTATTAACATTCTTTTGAATAACAAGAGGCTCCCCGCCTAATTTTATATCATAAGTGCTGCCGGAGTAACCATCAAACTGAAATTCAACATCCCAGTCATTCCCCTGATTGTCCTTAAATTCTCCCTTATATTTTGTCGCCCAACTCATACGCCTCTGTAATTTACTCCAAGATTTCTTTCCAGAGCCAATACGATGTCTGTGCCTTTTATCTTCCCGACTATCTCTATAGTCTGCCTACCACCGATAAGTCTCTGCAGTCTGTCCAGCGGGGCCACCACCTCCGGATTTGTTCTAGCCCCAGCATATTCTCCTATCAGCGCTGAAGTAGGACCATAAACTATGCCACCCTCTGCCATCTTTCTCTTCTTGCCCAGCGATGACATTACCCCGAGCATCATTGTAATGCCCCCGATAGCTGCCAGTACTCCGGCAACACCTTTCCATCCCTCTCCGGCAAAGATATGAGCTGCTGCCAGAGCCTCAAGCACTGGAATAGTCGCAAGGGCTGTCTTTGATATAACATTCATTGCTTCGCCAAAATCCACCTCACTATCTGCCATAACATTATTAATGACATCACCGACATTTGCGATGCTATCAGCTATTGACATAGTTATACTGCCAAACCTCTGTGCTGCGTCACTCCAGAAATCAACAAAGACCCTTGCATTTTCTTTCATCGGCACAAGTGCTGTACTGACTGCAGGAACAGGCATCGTCATATTACCCCCTGTAATCATAGGTGCTGCAAGCGGTAGAGAAGGAATCTCATTTGTTGCCGTTGCTACTGCTTCGGTCTTTTGTCCTAAAAAATCAAGGGCATCTCCGTACCGGTCGGCAAGATTAAGCTGTCTTTGTAATGCTATCTGTGCGTCAAGGTATGCCTGTGAATACGAAACAATTTTATCCCGATGCTTATCTGTGAGGTCATTTATTGGTTTCCATACTGCTGCATATTTTCGCATCTCTTCCGGTAACTTGGCCGTTTCTTCAGCTATTTCTCCCGTTATCTGTTTTACCCATTCAGCATTGGGAGTAAGCATCTTGTTATACTTGATGTTTAATTCAATAATTTTATTGAATGCATCCTGTTGTTCTTTAGAATAATTTGCATAATTTAAAACATATTCCTGAACAAGTCTGGCATCATCTTGTGTGAGCTTATATTTTTTCTGCAGAAATCCAAGTTCTGCGCCAATACCCTCCTCGGCTAATTGCCTATGTAATGCAAGTTCCCCATCTACTGCTTTTCGGAGCTTCTCTTCAGCCGCCAGTCTTTCATCCGTTGTCAGTTTTACCCTTCTTAATATTCCCCTTGCTTCTTCTATTTGCAGCTGATATTCTTTCGACAGGTAATTAACTGACCTCTGCCTGTCTTGTAAGTCATCAAGAATTGCTGCATACTCTTTAGCAGCCAGATAAGCATCCTTTAGAGAGACGCTGAAATCCATTGTCGCAAGACTCTGGGCCGTGGTCAGGGCTACTGATTTAATGCCTTCAATGGTAAGAGCAAGTTTATCCCCTGATGATTGGGTTGTGTCGAATATCTTCTTAATGGTCGTGGCAATCCCCGCTACGGCACCGGCAGAGAATAATCCTGTCAGCACTTTAGATACTCCACCCATTGTGCCAGCGAATTTCTGCACAGAGCCATGAGCTTCTTTAAGTCCTTTGTCGAACTCTTTAGTGTCAAGCCCCAGTTGCGCTTTCAGTTTTCCCTCTTCTGCCATATCACTTTGTCCATTAAGTCATTCATCGCATCCCATTCTTCCCGTGTCATCAGCCTGCTTTCCCTTACCTTGTCCGTAATCAGTGGCATGATGTCTTCTCCTCTTATCGTTGTTGAGCCATCCTTTCGGTGGACATTAACAAGCAGTGCCATGATTTCCCTCTGTAAGATAAGCTGCCTTGCCATTCTGCGCTCGTAGCCTTCTATCATCACATCCAATTCCTCCCATGACAGGCACCAGAACACATCCGGCAAGATGCCTATTTCTCCCAGCACATATCTTAATAATTCTCGCCATGTCAGTTCGGCTTTTTTTTTGCTTCTCCGGTAATCTTCCTGCCCAAGAATTTACTTTCCAGCATCGCCCTGGTGATCTCTTCCATCGTGCCCTCTTCCTCATTACAGAGTTCAATAAATTCCTCCATACTTGCCACCTCTGTATCTCTTCCTCCAATCTTACAGGCCGTGACATGGGCAAACCAGGCAAGCTGAAGCAATGCATACACATCCGGGGGAGAGATCATTTTTTCTCCTTCATACCTTCCGTATAGCCCCGTATCTGCTATCTGCGGCAAATCTACCCCACGGGCAAGACAGAAGAGGGCAGAGGCGTTAACCCCGAATTTCATCGGAAACATCCTGCCCCCTATTTTTACCTCTTTATATCCTGATAGTTCATTCATATTCTTTAGGATGACGGGACGGTTCCTTTAGTCAACGCACCTGAACCATTGAATACAGCGCTAATTGTAGCTATCTCGTCGGCATTGCCCTTCAGGGAGAATGATTTCAGTTTAGCTGCACCACTCCATACATGACCTCCACCTACTCCATCAATCTGGGCTATCTCCAGAGTAGTAATAGAAGTCTTGTTAATCATCAGGTCTATGATCTCCTCAGCCGTGTAAACACCGGAAGGATCATACAGAGCATCCACCGATATTGTCCATGACCTCCTACCATAGTCGTACTCTTCCCATCCTGCGCTATCCTTGTCGGCAATGGAGAGAAGATTAATGTCGCCATCAAAGGTAAAGCCTGTCGCTCCTGCTATTTTCACCCCATTGACGACTACACGTAATTTTGAACCATTTAATTTTGCCATTGTTACTCCTCCTCTATTTTTAAGGTTAATATAATCTTGTGTGTCACTATAAATCCTGTGTCTATCTGTTCAACTGCTGTTTTCCCCCTGCTAATAAGGGACTCAATAAGATCGTAATTAGTTATTGCTGTGGTAGAACTCAAAATCTCTTCCAGAACATCATCCGTGATACTATCCGCAGCACCGTAACTTGCCATTACGCCGGTATATTTTGTCACAGCAATTATTTCAGTCATTACATCGTATATATCGCAGTCTTTATTTCTGCTTACCGGCTCCCACTCTATGTCTCCCAGAAGTATATGCGGGTAAGTGGCAGATGTCGGCGGGATACTATACACCGGCACCGTAGCGCTGTTATAAGTGATCTTGCCATTCAACACGCTGTATAACCATGATCTTATGTCATTGCATGGGTTTTTCATTTGAATCCTATTTTATTAAGTAACTGTAACATGTATTTATTCACTCTCTCAACCACCGGAAAGAAATAATGCCTTGCGCGGATTTTTCTTCTCCATCTTCCGCCGCCAAATTCCTGCACAGCAGCATAATTAACATCTACCACCACCTGACTGCTTAACCTGTCAGAACTATAATTAGCATGGACACTTGCCCGCAAATTACCGGTTTTAACGGGAGTTTTCGGTGAAGCTTTAACAGTTGCCACAATAAGCTCCGAAGCACGGGTAATAATATTCTGGCAGGCACGTTTCTTTTTCTCATCCTGCTCATTAATCCACCTGCGAAATCTCACCATCTCGCCCTTTGGTAACATTATCCTCATGCTATCGCTCATTTGTACGCAAGTATTTTAATTTTGTCATCGTCTTTAACTATCGAGTAGATGTAGTAATCTTCACTATCATAAGTAATCTTGCAGTCTGCCGTGATTGAAATACTTGATTCATTGCGGATTGTAAATTCCACAGCCACAAAATATTTTATCCCCGCATAGACAAGCTCCCTGGAGAATGACAGTTCTTTTTTCTCTGCCCAGACATAAGCAAGTGAAGAATAACTCAGTGTCCCCCCACCCTGGCTGTCACTTGTGACCGAGGGACTCAATAGTTGAATATAGTATTTCTTCTTCCCTATCATAGCCAGAGTTTTATTCTGAAAGGATCTGCCAACTTTCTACTGTTATTATCCATCACCTGTCCTGCCACTTCTGTTATATCTTCCCGTCTTTCGTATTGTGTTGCAATTTCTTTCAGGACTGCTGTTTTCAATGCTTCCGGTAGTGCCGGGCAACCGGTGGCGCCATAACCAACCGTATATTCAACTTTTAAAAGCACCCCGTCACTTACCCATACGTTGCCAATCTTAATTTTTGTCCAGGGCGAATCAATCAGATAATAATCAGTGTTCAGGGTGAGTGTTGTTTCATCGCCTTCTATATCAATTATTTTAACTGATGCCACACTCTTTACCGGCTGAATTGGTAGGTCAAGAATATTACCCAACCCCGGCAGGTCAAATGTTGTATACAGAGTTTTTTCGGCAAGAGCCAGACCGGTATAATTCTCAATAGCCATCCTTGCCGATTTAATCAGCGAGGCTATCAATGTATCATCCTGCGTTCCCGAAATCTTGCAGAATAGCTTTGCTTCCGTCGAAGTCACCGGCTCTGTGACAACATCCGTTTTAACCCATGTCTTCATTTTACGATATTATCTTTTTTTAAACTCTTATACCTGCGTTCAACAAGCATCACCTCTTCTCCTTTTCTGTAATCTCCATAATCCTGTAATATTACTGTATGGACATAGCCATCTCTGAAGATCGGCACCGCTGTTTTGATTTCTTTCTTCTCCTTTAC